TAGCTGCACCGCCTCTGAGATAGGCAAAAGGGCCACGGTCTTGTCAACCTGGCCCTGAGAGTCAAACTCTGTCTTTGCAGGCAGCCTTTTAACTGACCACTTAACCGTTATCTTACGCAGGTTAAAGGCGTAGATGCCCTTAGGTGTGGCATTGACGTAAAAGGGCGTAAAGCCCAGGCGCTCGGCCTGTTGCATTAGGGCATCATACTTTTCTTGCTCTATGAGCAGGTTATCGTAATGCGTGTGCCTGCACTTTAGCTCTATGTGCAACCTATACAGGGTGCTAGTAGCATCGTGGTACTCATATTGGTCAGATGACTTAGTTAGATCCTCTAAGTATCTGCCCTTAATGTAGTTAAATAGCTCTTGCTCTGTGTCTATCATCGGCAGCCTTTGCAAAACCATATGATGTTTTCATAGCTGTTTTTTTGATAGCCAAACTTATCTAGCTGCGTGACCATAGCGCACTTGTCGCATTGTTCAACCTTGTACTCAGCTGCTAACTCACCGTCTATAAATAGTTTGCCTGTCATAGCCTGTAGGTTAATTAGCTCGTATTGATCGCTCATACCTGTGGCGCCCAACCTGTAGATGTCTGCATATACCAAACTGGGTCACATTGTGTTGCCTTGCTCTTTTCTATGCAGCTGTAATTGGCCCACTCTTTGCCTGTCTTAGCGCTAGTGCCAGTACGCCATACGCGGGCACCGTGCTTACACTCAGGTTTGCCTTGTAGGTAGATACCACCGAGCTCATTTTTAACTGCTTCTATGGTCTGTGCTACGGGTGTAGTAGCCCATAAATCATCACTAACAGGTGCTACGTCTTTAGTGCTAAGCGCCTCTACCTTTTCCATATCCTGCTTTGTACTGCGAGCAATACCGCCAGGTGTCAGCAAACCAATAACACGCCCGTAAGCGCTTGTTACTGCGTTTTCTACCCAAAAGTGTAAATTAACGCCACGGTCTGAACGCATCTCGAAAGCATAATCAACAGCGCTAGGTAGATGATCTTCGTACTCTTTGTAGGCCTCAGCCTTAACTAGAATATAACCTTTTGTTATGTCTATATCCTCAATATATGCCACTAAACGTAACGTGGGATATTCTGCACGCGCTCTAATAATTCTCGCGTTAACATCCTCGTAGCCCTCTAAAAAGTTACTCATCGCTTGGCCTCAGCTTCTTTAAGCGCCTTAGCGATATTACGGCCACGTAGGTAACCTTCACCCAGGCCTACTTTGTAGCCCATTTCATAAGCTGCCCATATAAATAAGCCCATAAACAGGCAAACCATACCCACCACTATTAGATCTAAACTGTTCATCTTTCGCCCTTTGTTAAGGCCGATGCGCTACTTATCCGAGTAGCCCTCTCGGCGTGTGTAGTTAAAGTATGAACGTAGCTACTGACAAAAGGCAACGCGACACGCCCTACTTAGCTAGTCTGTCCTCTAGCAACAACTCGTAAATCTTGTCCACGCGTAGCTCTATACGCTCAACCCTACCTTTTAGGTTATGCCCGCCGTTGCCGTCATCGCGTAGCTCAGATAGGTAATACTTAACAAGGTGGCGCACAAGCCCAGCCATAAGCCCTGAAAGCGTAGCAATCCCCAAAGCTACGGCTATGTATGCCTGGGCCTGTGACACTTACTTAGCGCCTATTCCGAGTTGCTTTTCATTAGGTGCTATAGCTTTAAGTACTGGCCCAATTAGCCCAGCTAGAAAAGCATTAGCTAGTACTTTAGGATCTGTGATACCTGATAGATACAGCGCACCAACGCACGATAGAGCTGCACGTAGGTAAGACAAGGCCGCAGCCTTTAGTTGCTCTTGCATTGTATTGCTCCTTAAATGCCCCTTAGTTGACTTGTCTTAATACTGCAATCGTATGGCTTGATGATGCCGTAATACCGTAAAGGCCTTCATTGTCACCTACAGGCACCTGCATTTTATCGCCATTATCTAACTTGTATCCGTTAGCTGTGGTTACGTTAGCATCGCCTAAATACACGGCGCCACCGCCTAGATTATGTAGCCACACGGTTTGGTCCATAATGTTAGCCGCTACTAATAATGTAGCTGTGGTAGTTACTGTTACTTGTGCGCTAGTTGGCATTTTCTATTCCTAACTTAGTAATTAAAGCCCTGACCTTTTCAGGGCTTAGTGCTATCTCAAAGTGCATCTCGTCTTTTCTAGTCCAATCCCCGCCCCAGGTTAGCCCGTACTTTTTAGCCAGGGCACGGATCATAGGCACCTTGCTAGCTTCAAACGTGCCTACCTTGCCTAAAGGATGCTTTGTAGCGTTAAGGTCTATAGCTGTGCCGCTGGCGTGGTTACTAAGTTTACCTACCACACCTCTTACGTCTCTGTAGGCATAGCCCCAATCGTCAAACGTGCCGCCCTCTATTGGCTCTATTAATTCGTTAAACTCTTTAGCAAAGTTAATAAGCAAGGGCGCTACCTTTTCAGCGCAGCGGATTTTTAGGCTTGTGCCCTCAACCTTAAAAGGCTTTACGCCTATCTCAGCCTGATCCTTAGATGCTGGCCAGCCGTTGTAGCTAGTCTGCATCCTTAGTTACTTTCTTAGTCAAGTGTTCCACTATGAAAGCAGTAACTTTGCTTCATCGGCAGTAATGCCTAGTTTGGCTAATAGTGCTGCTTTATCCATTTCGGCTTGTGCCTTCAATTCTTCTTGCACTTTGATAGTTGCCAAAGTGTCTTGATAAGTTGCAAGTTCAACATCATTCATTTCACGGGATTCAATCTCGCCTGTTTCCGAATTATGAATTGTAATTATTGGTTTGCTCATTATTTAACTCCATAAAGTAGGGCTGTGCCTGATGTAAAATTGCCTGAACTTGGAAAAATATCAATAGAACTAATTGCACTGGTTTGATTGTATGCGCCAAATGACCTGCGATAATTGTAATTAGTTGCAGTTGTTGCATTGTTTGTTAAACTAGAACTTTCTACTGCTTTCCAAGTTGTTGTATTTGCATAATCAAATATATTTATTACAAGCAGACCTTCTGCACTTGAATTATCCTGTGCGTTAGTTGCGTTTATGTAAGTCACATTGAAAGGATTACCAGTATAAACATCGCCAGAAATTGTCTCTGTGTGTCGGTTTGCACCACTATCACTATTCATTCTTAGATAAAGTCCTGCGGCATCTGTTGCTGGCTTAAAGTTTCTGATTATTAACTGTAAGTTAGTATAAGTTGCTGCGATTGAAGATAGTGTAATTGAAGCACCTGAAAGCGTAGTAGTTGAAATAAGGGTCATTCCACCACCGCTTGCAGGAGTAGCCCATTTCAAGCCTGTGGAAGCGGTACTATCCGCCACAAGTGTTTGGCCGTTTGTGCCTACTGCTAGGCGAGCTGGTGTATCGGCTGCCGTTGCGGTAATTAAATCACCTTTAGCATCTACTATCGCATTTTGTATAGCGTTGCTATCGTCAAAGCCAACCCAGGCTGCACCTGAATAAGTGAGTACTGCATCGGTGTCTTTAAGGTAACAGCATTGGCCCTCTTGTGGTGAGGTTATAGCTGCATCTCGCGCTGCCGCTGAGGCAAACACTAGTACGCCTTGCATTAGGTAGCCGTTAGTGTCAGCTGCCGTAAGTACCTCGCCAGTAGTAAAGGTCTTAAAACCTAATCCAGCTGCCATAGTCCTATCTCCTTAATAACTTAATACGCCGCTGTCAAGCAAACCGTATATGGATGAGTCTAATATAAAGCCGTCAATAATTGGCTCTAAAGTGGTGAGTGTTGTTTTCCAGCTGTTAGGCGTAATGCTTTGAGCTACGCCAAACACCTGCAAAGTCTTAGTTAGCGTTGATCCGCCAGGCTGGTTAGTTGTAATAGTTACAGGGTCAAAGTAGTCCAGGTCTAGCGCTGCAATAATGCCTAAGTTGTAGTTATCGGTATAAAGGTCTAGCTGTATAGCATCGCATCGGATACTAGTCTCAGCCCTAGATGCAACGTATGCCTGTGCATAGTCCAGGGCTACGGCATCGGTTTGCATTAGCAGGTTTTGCTGGTTGTAGCTATGCACAAAATACTTATCTATGCTGGGCTGATTTATGGCTACCTGGGCCGTCCCACCTGCACGGGTGATGCTAGCTGAGTTGTAAACTAGCGTATCGTCAAGGCGCCACACCGCATCAAAGTAACTAATATCTGTGCCGTTATCGTTAAATACTGTAGGCGTAGCCCCTGTACTGCCAGCCGTAACGCTACGATCTTGAAAGACAAACGAGCCAGCGGCATCTACATACAAGGCGCCGTACTCGCTAGTCTCCACGGTCTGCATAGCTGCAAGGCTTGTGCGGGCTGTGCCTGGGTCTGCCTGCATTGTGGTCAAACCTGCATCTACGTCACGCATAGAGGCTGGCCAATCAATAGCATCTAACAAAGCGTTAATTCTTGTACCGCTAAGCTGACCCGCTGAGGTGCCCGCCACCGTACTTATCTGTGCATTTTGTGCCAGCCTAAAAGCATCAACAGCTGTAATAGTTGTATAAACCACATCAAGGGCATTTTTAGGTGTGCTAGTTGTATAGGTAGTAATAAAGCCAGCAAAGATAGGGTAAGTAGTCGCGCCGTATGTAGCCGTAATCTGTACTTTACGCATTGGCGTTAAAAGGTTGTAGTACGGACTACTTGGGTTTTGTGGGTTAAAGTCTCCGTTTTGGTCAACGATACGCATAGTAAGAGTGCCAGTTTGGAATTGGTCAGCTTGAGGATTACGCCCGCGCTTTGTCTGAATACTATCTACTACGTCAGATACGTCCACGATTACGCTAGCTGCATCTGCCAGAATATTGGTGCCTAGTATGCCTTGATCTAATATCATAGCTTGTGCAAAGCTAGGGCCAGTAGAAAAGTTAATAACTGCGTTAATAATTGGCAGGGTCATAGCGCCCCAGCAAAATTGAGGTTATTGCCAAACCTGTTATTTTCTTGTACTGCCGTTTGTACTACCTCAATAAGGCCGCTGGTCTTGTCTATAATCTCTACAGTTACGGTTGAACCTGATCCATAGCCTGCGCCTCTGTTCATATCGGCGCTATAGCCGCCAAAGTCTCCTAATTTTCTCTGAAACTCAATAAGTGATAAATAGGCAGCGTAATTTTCTTGCTCTTGTAATATAGCAAAAGCAGTAGCTCGCTCAGTAGCGGCATCGGCATATTCTATAACAGCATCTATAGACGTGTTAGGGTCAAAAACTACAGGTGCTACATAATCGCCTTCAGGGATGCCTGATTTTGCTCTAGTGCTAGGAGTTGCGCCAGCCTGTGCCAAAAGCCTAAGCATCTCGCGTATCTTGTCTAAAGCCATATTAAGGTTTTCTTGGTCTATAAGCTCTTTAGGTTTGAGATTATCCAAAACTGTCTTAATACCTAACAAGGTAAAGTTTTGGCTTTGCAAGGTACCTAAGATTTTTAAGTCCTCATTAAGTTGTTTGGTAGCGCGTTCAATACGAGCTACATCTTTAGAGGCTATCGCATCTTCAAGCTCATTTATAGATTGCTTAACCTTCAGGCGCTGTATATCGTTGGCAATAGATAGTACTTGAGCAGCGCTCTCAGCTTTGCCTAAAGCCTCAGCCTGGCCAATTAGGGCTGCGTTAAGTTGGATTTTATCCATATCAAAAATATCTGTGCCTTTGCCTAAAGCTAACTGGCCTGCGGCTATTGCCTTGTCTAATTTAGCCTGCTCTTTTTTGGCTTTTGTAGTTGCTAGCGCCGCCGTAGCTTGAGTTTTAGCTAGCTTGGCCAGCTCTTTATTACGCTTGATTGCCTCAAGCTCTGCTTTCTTTCTAGCTGCCGCATCTGATACGCCCGTAGCTTGATTAGCTAAAGTCATAGGCTGGCTAAAAGGCTGTGGGCCTTTAATCTCTTTAAGTAACTCAGCTGCGCGTTGTGGGCTAAATCTGCCTAATACGTTGCCAACCGCACCAAAAACGCCTTTAACTATGCCTGCCCCTGGAATAGTAGCTATCTGCTCTTTAAGATAAATAATGCTATCTATAAAATTGGCTAAAGATTTAGCCGCATTTTCTATATCTGTGCCTAAGTTTGCTATACCGTCATTACCACCTACAGAGGTAATTGCATTAACTAAACTTTCTCCAATAATTTCTTTAGCTTTATTAGCTGTCTCACTTAGTATTGCTAATTGGCCAGTATATGTAGCAGCCGCTGCCGTTGCTGCACCTGCAAAATTATTATTTAACTTAATTTGCAACTCATTAAAGGTCATAGCTGCTAACTCAGCTGAGGTCAGACCCGTATTATATTTTTTAAGGGCTTTAGTATTACCTAAATATGCTAAAGATAGATCCTGAGCAACTTGGGTAACATCGGCCCCTGTGCCAGCGGCTACATCTAAAGCCGTGTTAAAAATCTCTATAGATTTAGCAGTTGAGCCTGTAACTGTTAACAAAGCCTGCAAGGCTGGGGTAGCTTGGCCCCCAGTTACTCCATAAAGTTTGCCTATTTTGTTTATGTATTGATCTATATTTTGTTGGTCAAAAGCCAGCCCTAGATTTTTTACAGTATTGGCTAGTATTGCAGCCTCTTTTTGGGCGCCCGTGAACGAGTTAACAGCTGATTTACCAAAAGATACAAAAGCTGCAGCGCTAAGGCTTACACCTAATACGCGGCCTAGACTCTTTACGCTACCAGTAAGTTTTTTGGTAGCTTTGTCAGCATCTAGAAAAGCCTTTTTACCTAAGAATTGGCTGGCTATATTTACTACTAAATCGGTAGCCATTAGGCAGCTCTCCTTGTATGCTCATAAAACATTTTTGAGGCATTTTCTAACGCCTTAATAACAGCTGCATTAGCTCGCCCGTTATCCTCAGCCCAGGCTCTAAATATCAAACGGCCAGTTAACTTGCGCCCTGGGGCACCTACTAAACCTTTAGGGCGGGCGTTGACTAGCTGGCCAGTACTGTTTAAGTTTTCTATAAACTGTTTTCCAGCATTAGGGTTAAGTGAGTTGTTATAACCCTTACGCTGAGAGTTATCCCTTTCTTGATAATACCTAATAGTAAAATCTCCTGGGCCGTCTCCTGTGCGATAAACAACGCTTGCAGGTTTATAGTTTGGTTGGCCTTGTGGATTTTTACGGCCTGCTGTCTCATAGATTGCACCCGCGGCAGACTTGTTAAGGATACGGGCTAGGGCTACAAAACCGTTTTTATTAGGTTTAGAGGGTGAGGTTGAATAAGTAATCCCAGCTTTAGCCTGCATAGAGTTAAACTTAGGGAACGGGCGGTAAGTCAGGTTTTCGGTACCCGATGAGGTTTTAGCCCAGCCCGATAAGACTTGGCCGTCATTAGGCACGTAACCTCTAGCTACTGTAGTAACAGTTTTTAACGCTGCCGCCATTTGTGTCTGAGTCTCTTTAGATAGGTCAGGTGCAAAACGCTTAAGGGCTACGCGGAGCTGTACGGCCCCTTCTAGCTCTACTGGCATTTTGTTGCTCCTTAGCTCTATCGTTTATGACCTTTAACATATTCTTAAACATATACGTATCCAGGTCTAGTAAATACTGGGGCGCGATGCCCGTCTCTACGGCTAGCTGTGCAACCAGGTAACCAAAACTACCGCGCCCCACTATTGCGAAGGGTCATCGTCCAACACCTCGACCTTAGCTAAGGTGTCTAAAAATAACGCTCCAAAAACAGGTACTTCAACGCCTGCTGATCTAAGGCACTCGTGCGCTAGCCAGTAAACATCGCTCTGCTTTTCATCATCTCTAAAGGCTTTATGAAAACCTTTTTTAGCATATAACTCAAAGGCCCACTCGATTTTTGGCGTTATCGGATGCTCCGATACTGTGCCGTCAGCCCTTGTTATCTTAAGTTTTGCCATTGTGTTAGCCCCTTTTCTTTATTCTTATGGTGTAGTTGTAATTACGATTGGTGAATTACAGGTAAATGTAAGGCTCTGCATTGACTCATCTGCAACAGCGCCATTAATATCTTGGGTGTTATTAACCAATACCGTAGTGCTGTACAACGGGTTAGTAGTTGAGACTACGCCGTTAGTTTGCTTTAGTGTGAGTGGCACAGTTGTACCCCACGCAGCTTGCAAAGTTGCACGTACTGATCCTGCACCTGAGGCAGCATCATCGTTTAGAAAATCTAGCGTGATTGTGCTGGCCTCTAAGCCTTTTACGAACTTATGGGCTGAGTCACCCATAGCTGTAACTTCTAGCTCGTCAAAAGTTCTAGAGATGCTTGCGCTTGTTACGTGATCTGATAGCACTACTGAGTTAAGAGTAGCCACTACGCCGTTTGATAAGAAAATTGCCATTAGGGCTATTCCTCTACTTTCTGTGTTGTTGTTTCTTTTGGTTGGGTTTCTTTAATCTCTTTTGGCAGGTCTTGGCCAATTTTGATTAAAAATGCTTTTTCTTCATCTGTAAGTGCCATTTTATCTCCTATGCCCAGCTCGTTAGTATGCTTATTTGTAAATCTGCCGTTAGATAGTCACCTGCGGCAACGCTTAGTACGCTAGGCGCGCTAACGCCAGTAACATTAAATACAATTGCGCTATTAGCTAGTTTAGTAAACACAGCTACTATTGTGTCCTCTATGCCAATTAGGTTAGAGGCGTTGTCAAACATTGGTACGGTCATAATAATCTTAAAGTTGGCCATAGGTGAGATAGTTGCCTGAGAGTTATTACTTGGCGTGATATATGGATCGGCAGGGGCAACCACCACGGCGCTAGATTGCATAGTGCTAGGCGGGTAGTTAAATACCGTCCATACACCTGGGTTAGCCAGGG